CGTTCAAAGTTCTCTAAAATACCAATTCCTGGTCAAGACTTAACGCTAAACGGTACAGAATTAGTAACCCAAGGAAGAGAAGACAAAAAAGATCTAATAACTCAACTAAAAGAAATGCTCGACAGCATGACATACGACAAGCTTATAGAGACACAAGCTCTAAGAGCAGAGAATATGCAAAAACAGTTGAAGTTCATACCAATGCCAAACGGCAAAGCCGTTTTCATGGGATAATCAATGTCTAGACTGTTTATTACAAAAAGAGAGATAGATTTTATCTCTGACATAACAAAAGAAGTAATCAAAGACGTTGTTGGGCAGCGTATATTTTACTACCCAGTTTCTATCGTAAAGACACAGATACATGATGTCTACGAGGAGTCAGTCAACAAGGTTTTCGAGACACCAATAGAAATAGATGTGCTTGTAGAGTTCTCGCCTGAAGAAGTAAAGACTAATATCTTTGGTCTCGAGGAAATATACAAACTCGACGTATTCATACAACATCGTGATCTACTTGACAAAAAAATCAAATGTAAAGAGGGCGACTTTTTTAGTTATGGTGATATTTTCTTTGAAGTTCTTACTGCAACATTTATCGACAATGTATTTGGGCAAACAGAACACTACACTGGAATTAAACTAATCGGAAAGCAAGCAAGAAAAGGACAAATCAATATGCCTGCTCTTGGTCCTACATCTGAAAAATATTCAGACGCCAATGCTGTTCAAGAAGAATTCGTACAACAGCGTGGATTTGCAACTGACGCCGCTGGCGACCCAACAGGAGATACCCGTGAGCTTACTGCAAAGATTGGTGTGCCACTTACAGGACCGGCAGGTGTTAAGGTATACGATGAGTCAGATGGAACAACAGACGGGAACTCTGATTCCGCATTCTACGGCGACGGTGAACCATGAGCGATAAAAAATTAAGAACAGGTTGGGAGCCAGGGAAGATTCCTGACGACTTTAATATACCTTCATGTGGCATCGCCGATATGGATAGATCGATGTTTAATCTTTTCGACAAAGATATAATCATACAAATATCAGTAGATGGGACAATGAAAAAAGTTCCAGTCGTCTTCGCTTCAGGTGAACGATTTGCTGTGTCTCAAAGAAACAAACCGATACGTGACAAAAATAACGCATTAATACTACCAATTATATCAATTCATAGAAAAAAGATAGATCATGATGCAAATGTTGGTGGTTATGGATCGGGTATTTCCTCAAGAGAGAGAGGCGATCTTATCATAAAACGCAGACTTTCTAAGAAAGATCCAAACTATCAAAATATCATCAACCAACAAAAAATAAAAAATCAAGATAATGTGTCGAATACTGGGAACTTCACTCTAACCAATATAGCCCCTGGTAATCAAGCTGCCCCTGGAACGTCTACATCAAGAAGAAATAAAAACAATCTATCAAAGACTGTTGGCGATCCTACGTTGTTGACTAATCTTAACGGTGATCACATCTATGAGATTATCACAATACCATACCCAAAGTTTGTAAAAATAACATACAGCATAACGATATGGACTCAGTATGTAACTCACATCAACAAGATAATAGAGACACTGTTTGCAAACTTCCCTTCTATCGGACACAACTATCAAGTCACAACAGATGCTGGATACAAGTTTGTAGCATACATGCAGACACCATTGAGCTTTGATGATAACTTTACTGATTATGCTTCAGACGAACGTCTTGTTAAGCTTACGTTTGATATGGACTTACCAGGCTACTTTGTCGCACCTCAGGATATACCTGGCAAAGGTTCACCATTTAGAAGTTTCGAGACAGCGCCTAACGTTGTCTTTAACATGAATGAGATAACAGCTGACCTTGTTGAAAAAAGAGGACCGGATATAAGAAGTGGAGATATAAATAAATTCACACTTAATAACCTCGAAGAATTAGACAAGCGAGGGGACAAAGTCTTAAATAGAGACACAATTGATCTAAATGTTGTAGAATATGTCATAAACCCTTTTACGGGTAAAGAAGAAAGAAAATTATCTAAAGTTCTTTCTAAGAACAGTCGCACCGGAGAAACTGTTGCTAGCATAAGAACGATAAAAGAATTAGAAAACATCAATAACGAATAGTAACTTGGAGTCTTTCGAAATATTTAATAATTGACGATTTTGTATTATATGTATAAAGAAAAAATAGGAGACATTTAATGTCAGAGCAAACTTTTAAATCACCTGGGTTCTTTGAAAGAGAAATAGATCTTTCAAGTACAAGCGCAAGCTCAGTCGGCACGCCTGCAGGAGTCATTGGGACGGCTCAAAAAGGTCCCGCATTTCTACCGGTAACAGTATCTTCATTCGATGAATTCATTAGTATATTTGGTGAGCCAGACGGAAAACGCTTCGGCCCATATGCTGTAAAAGAGTTCTTGAAAAACAGAAATGCGCTTACATATGTTCGCGTTCTCGGAGCTGGAGGAGATCCATCTTCTGACACTAACTACGCTGGATTCAAGGTAGCAGGTGCAACAATAACAGCTGGAGAAGACTCCACAGATACAACTATCCGTCCAGTAGGCCACACACAATTTATTCTATCAAAGCAAGAAGCAAGCGCATACGAAGTTGTAGGTAACCCTATATTTACTGATACGTCAATAGACACATCTTCACCGTTCGAACTAGTCAGAGGTATGATTCTCATGCCGTTCGGTACAAGAATGATGATTCATGCTGATACGGCATTGTCATCATGGGACGCAGATAGCGTAAACTACGATGACACTGCAGCACCAACTGCAGGCGTATTCAAACTAATACTTTCAGGCGTAGCTGAAACAACAGACACTTTTGTTGGAATAAAAGTATTTAGTGCTTCACTTGACCCAGACAGCGATCTGTACATTAACAACGTCTTAAATACAGACCCAACAAGATTCTTAGAAAAAGGGCACGTTCTTTATGCAGACTTCCCAGTAGAATCAGACATGGTAGATACAACAACAGAAGTAAAACTAGCATCAGACTGGGATAGTGGAACGTCAACAGGCTTAAAGAGCTTCGGTGATCTAACAGAAACTTTCTCAAACGCTAAGACTACTTCATATATTTCACAGCCTTTCGGAGACAAAGAATACAATTTGTTTCACTTTGAGACACTAAATCAAGGTGCAGCCATGAACGAACAGTTCAAGGTAACAATCTCTAACTTGAAATTCTCAGTAGACCCTGCAAATAAATGGGGAACTTTTAGCGTACAAATCAGAAACTTTTTTGACACAGATAAAACAAAGCAAGTAATTGAGCAGTTCTCAAACTGCAACTTGAACCCAGCTAGCCCAAGATACATTGCCAAGGTAATTGGCGACAAGAACGTATATTACAACTTTCAGGCAGCAAGCGAAGCTGAAAGACGTATGGTAAAAACTGGCATGTTTAAAAATAAATCATCATTCGTTAGAATAGTAATGTCAAATGATGTGAAATCTGGAAACATTCCCGAAGAGACACTACCCTTTGGATTCAAAGGGCTTCCAATGTTAGATGTCTCTGGTAACAGCTTAAATACTTTCGATGGAAGCACAAATCTTAACACAGACATCGCTCTTGCTCACATGCCTCCGATCCCATACAGATTCAAGGTAACTAAAGGATCACTCGCTTCTACAGGAATAACTTACACAGGAACGCCAGGCACAAATGAGTCAGTTGACTTACCGCTTACCTGGGGAATCAAATCAACGAGACTAAGCAAGACGCTTGTTAACCCACTATTAAAACCTAACAGCGGCGAATTCAACCCTCTATTACAATCTTACGTTAAATTGCTTGGAAAATCAGCAAGTCTTGCAAGTTCTTCAGATGATGATAAGTTCACACTTTCAAGAGTGGCAATATCTGCACAATCAACTACTATTGACGCTGACCTTGGAACAGCAAAAGAAGAGGCATTAAAAGCAACATACATCAGAAATGGTGTATACATGACACCTGGGAATACAATCTCGGATACAACAGTCGGAGTAGATCTCGACGCCGATGCCACCACCGGCGACGGCTCTGGTCACGAAATAGAAGCAGGAACAACAACACGTTACTCATTCGCTTCACTTGCGAACTACAAAGACAAGACACTGTTTAATGCTTATTCAAAATACATGAAGTTCACTAACGTGTTCTCTGGTGGTTACGACGGAGTGAACATTCTGGACAAAGACATGGCTATGATGACTGACAAGTCAACTTCAATAGACACTGATGCAGGTGGGCTCGGCGGACTAACAGTAGACGCTGATGTGAAATCTAAATTAGGTCTAAGTGTTAATCCAGCTGGAACAGGAACAACGAACAACGCCGTAAACTCATTCAGGTCTGCTATTAATATACTAACAGACGAGATGTCATCAACAATAAACATCTTGGCGGTCCCAGGCATGCGTGATTCGTTTATTACTGACTACGCAGCTGACAAGGTTCGTGACTACGGAATGGCAATATATCTCATGGACATTCCTTCTTACGGATATAATTCAGCCAGTGCAGTTGTTAGAGTGTTTGATAATGACTCAATAGACCCAGACACAACAGAGACACTTGCAAAATTCGGTGGACGCAGCTTCGACAACAACTACGTAGCTACTTACTACCCAGATGTCAAAATATACGATGAGTATGTAGACACTGTAGTTGAAGCTCCTGCATCTATTGCAGCTATGGCAGCCATCAGCTACACTGATAAGGTTGCGTACCCATGGTTCGCCCCTGCAGGGTTTAACAGGGCTTCTTTGGATGTGGTTAAAGGCGTAACAGTTCGCTTAAACACAGCCGATCGTGATAGCCTCTACGAAGCACGCATTAACCCAATTGCTACTTTCCCGAATGCTGGTTATGTCATCTTTGGTCAAAAGACATTGCAAATGACAGCTTCTTCACTTGATAGAGTCAACGTCAGACGTATGCTACTTGAAGTAAAAAGACAAGTAGTTGCAGTTGCGAAGAACATGTTGTTTGAACAGAATAACGCTACTACAAGAGCTAAATTCGAATCACAACTAAAACCAAAACTTTCACTAATACAGACTCAACAAGGTGTTGATATGTATTCAATAACAGTTGACGACTCAAACAACACACCTTCTGACATAGAGTCAAATAGAATGAATGGTAGAGTTGTACTGGTCCCAACACGTGCCATTGAATACGTAGCAATCGACTTTATTGTTACATCTTCAGGTGTAAGTTTTGAATAAAAGAATAATTAATAATACAATGGAGAGATCTACTAATGTCTGAACTAACATACAGCAGTGCAGGAGTCGGCACAAGAGAAATCGATTTATCACAACCAAGCAGACTTGGACCACAAGGCATCCCAGCTTGTGTAATCGGTACTTCTTTACGCGGTCCTGCCTTTGTACCCGTTACTATTGGCGACTTTAAAGAGTTCGTTGCACAATTCGGAGAGTCAGACGGCGAAAAGTACGCCCCTTTAGCTGTCAATGAATGGTTAAAGAATGCTCAGTCACTTACTTTCGTAAGAACGCTCGGAGTTGGAACTGGAACAGGAGCTGATATAACAGCTGGTTTCGTTGCTGGAGATGCTCTACCCGTCACGAGTACAGGATTAGTAACTGCAGGAACTGCTAAAAACAATTACGCAACAGGCACTTCAGCAGGAACATCTCACTTAATAAGTGCTTACATGACTGACACGGCAGGATCAGCAGTATTAGCTGACGCTGGAGTCACTGAGACTATTTATGAAACAACAGCTACAGCTGCTGCAACAGCAACAATAGTTACTGTACCTGAAGCAGGTTTAGTTGATACAAAAGACTTTACACTTATAGACGCTGCAGGGGTAACAACTGTATACAACATCTCTACTGGGTTAACAACAAGCGGAA